ATCCTTTTTCTCTCCTATTGAAGAAATTAAATTAATTGTTAAATTAAAATTTGGTTGAAATGTTGGAAGAATTTGTTCTACAATTTGAAGCATATCATCATTCAATTTAGTCATAATACTAAGTTGAAATCCAATATTATAAGGAACAGGCATAAAAACTTTAACTTGTTCTGTTCTATCATTAGTTTTTATTGCCTTAAATGTTTGCATAGCAGAAACTTTTCTACTGCTATCATATTTCAAACTCGTCATTTCAAAAGACATTCGAGGAAGAGTCATTGCAACTCTTTTTCTCAAATCTGGTTTTTGTTCTATTCTTGCTAAAAACTTTTGAATTGGACCATAAGCAATGGGAACTTTTATAAAACTATAATCAGTACCATCCTCCTCCTCATGCTTGATATACACTTCATTGAAGAGTGTACCAAAAGCAACAATAGTTTTTCTGATTATTTCATTGTAACTATAAGTTCCCAACATAACAACACTGTTTATTAATTATTTAGTAATTGCCAAAAGGATTCTTTTGAGAAAAATCAATAATATCATCTGCTTCATCTTCAATTTCAATATTTTCTGCATAGGAATCATACTCATCAAATGTATCGATTGAATATATTTTATGTGTTGCTGCTGCACCAACAACAAGTTCACCAATTGCAAAATTTGAACCAACTATTGAAACTTTAAGTGCTCTAGTATCAGCATCCCAATCTTTTACATAAGCAGTAGTTCCACTAGAAACACCTTTAACCACTTCATTAAATATAAAGTCTCCAGTAGAAATACCAATCGGACTTGAAAGTGTAATCGTTGGTCTAACAGTATATCCAGCACCAGCATTGGTATAACGAATTGCTGTTACGATTCCAGTAACTGTTATTACTGCTTCTGCTGTTGCATTTACTCCACCAACAGGAGCAGGAGTTATGGAAACAATAGGAGCAGATGAATATTCACTTCCACCAGAAGTAATGGTTACAATACCTAAAGTTCCAGATGCAATAATTGCTGTTGCAATTGCACCGGAACCAGATTGACCAACAATTGTAACTGATGGTATTTGCGTATATCCAGCACCAGGATTGACTATAAGAATTTTATCAATTGAATTTCCAGTTCTTCCTGTTTTGCTAGTCATAATAGCAACAGCAGTTGCGTCTATTCCACCTACAGGTGCTTTTGTGATTTTGATTTTTGGTGTTGATAGATAACCAGTTCCATCATTTATCAAATCAATATATTGAACTGATTTTTGTATAGACGCAAGATTTGCCCTTGCTTTTGCTCCAAGTGCAGTATCCTTAATCATATTAATAGTCTGAATATAACCAAAATCTTGAACAGTTCTATCAACTTCATCAATACCAGTATCAATAAGTTCATCCTCATATCTAAAGATTTCACATCTTAATTCATAGACATATAGATTGTTTAGTTGATAAAATGGAACTTTTCCTTCAACATACTTAATTTCAAAAAGACCATTATCCAATGGAAGATAAATTAAGTCACCTTCCTGTGGTCTTGTTGCAATTTTTAAATCCGGGTCACCAATTAAAAATGGAGATATAAAATCTTCATATCTTTCTTTTGAAATAATAAGAGTTAATTCATCACTTGTTTTTACTCCAAATTTTGATAAAATATCTCCTTGTCCTCCAAATCCATTAAAATTTGAAATATATGCTTCAATTATAAAACTATCATCAAATTTTGATACTACAACTTCTTTGATAATTTTTTTCTCACTAATGAACTGTCTGGGCATATACACAATTTCTTGCCCATACATCTTCAATTGTTCATTAATTATATCTTGAACAAGTCTTTGTTCATTTGAAGAACCTTGTAAGAAATAGGGATTTAGTGGAGACATTATCCTATCATATCCATTGGAGGTAATTCATATTCAGTCTTAAGTTCTTTTTCAAGTTCTTCAATTTCTCTAATCGCATCATTTAATATTCTTTCACCATTCATTGTAATTCCACCAGGAAGTTGAACTCCATTAAATTTAATTAAGTTTTGTCCCCATTGTCTTTTAATAATTGCAGTCAAATATCTTTTTAACCACCAATCATTATATACAGCAGAAAAATCTGATGGGTCTACAATTCGAATACAATCAACAATAATATAACTATTTTCATTTACCATTGCCCAGTCTATATCCAAATATAGTCTGTGTTGTTTTTTGTTAAATCTTAATTGAACATCTGGAGTTATTAATCTACTAATATCTTCCAAATGTGTTTTTACCATTGCGTAATTTAACAAATCAAGAGCACCATAATAATACAAATCATTCAAAAATATTTGATACTTAATATTAAAAAGACCAGATGATATGGTATTTGCATCTGATTTGAATACGTTATTTACTCCAATAACTGTATCTGGAAGTTGAATGAAATTATTTGTTTCTTGATAGGTGACTGTTGTTATTCCAACAGAAGAATTTCCAGTTGAATTTGTGGTGTTTGTTCTTACTGTAGTTTTTTCATCTGGAAGAAGTTTATGCTTTAAATATACTCTTGCTGCACCATCATAATGCCTTTCATTAAAATATTGAATAGCATCATCAACCAAATCATCAATTTGGTCGTCATCAACATTAATTTCTAGAACAGGGTATCCAAGTTTTCGTAAACAGTAATCAATTAATCCCTGACGACTTGATGGCTGAGACATTATTCAATTGAAGACTCTAATTATTTATCAGTATGTACCACCATCAATATATGGTAATGGGTCCCACTGCTGTGTTGTTGAATTATAAACTAAAATAGAGTTATTTGGTATATCTGATAAATTATTAATATCACTCAAATCCGAAAGTCTCATACTTAAGTTTGCGACAGCAGAAACTACTCTAACAGCATTTCCTGCACCGAATCTTGTTGGTATTGTATTGTCTGACATTGTTTTTTATGCAGTGGTAATTCCGGCAGTAACTAATGCACTTCCTTCAACAACTCTTGTTTTTGTTCCCCCACCCTCTAATAATATATCATAACAATATCTTCCTGGTCTTAATGATGTTGTGATGGATGAACCTAAAGATATTTTTATCAATCCCTGAGAGGGATTTGGAAAGGAAACAGTAAAAGCAGCTGCACTATTTAACGATGCTGATGACTTTTTTAATTGTGCATATCCAGTATATCCATTCAAATTCAAAGGAGTATTTGACACTGATTCAAGATAAAAAGTTTGTTGAAAATCAGAACCCCCTGGAATTGCTATATTGGATACATATACTGCCATTATGGTAACTAGATAAAATCTTTCCTAATATATTTATGATTTATTTTCTAATAGTTTTGCTAGCAATGATTTTATTTCAGTTAATTCAATTTTTAAATTTTGAATTTCATTTTTTTCATTCAACATTGAATTTTTAGTTCTCAAATATTCTTGATATTCATAATCATTGCAATTTACAATTGCGTTTGAATTTTCATCACGATACAATCCTTTGTGTCCTTCTACTGGTATCATATTGATGCAATTACTCTTAGGTCTCTAATAAGTGGAACATATGACTGATTTGTTCCAGTCATAATAATTTTAATTTGAAATCCATTAAATGGAGTCATATTTTTTCCAGTAAATTCATAATTACCAAAATCATTTAAAGTATTTGATGCTTGAACAAATCTATCAGGTCGTCCATTATTTTTTGAAGAATTGATTACATCTCCACTTTCATCAAGATTATCATATCCTGGAAAAAATTCATATAATTGTTGTGAATCTGGAGTATCATTTCTGAGCAATCTATACATAACTCTAATATCATTTGATTTATGTCTATATGCATCAAAAAGAACTTTTAAACTATCTGCTGATTTTTGTATTTTTACAATCTTAGAAACATAAATTGCTGCATTTGGATCACCACTTAATTGATTAACTCTTGGATCTAAAACAAAATCAGCAATAGGATTGTTGATTTTATTCATTGTTGTAATTATATTTACTCTATGTAAATCAATCATTGGAGATACTTTTTTATCTCCTGTTGACAAAAGAAGTTCCATAGTAAATGATCTATTTCCTGGTAAAGTAGTTAAATTTGAAAGTTCATTTACTTTAGAATAAATTGCACTAGTTTCACTTAGTTGATTGGTAGAATTTAATGATATATCTTCAAAACCCCTATCTGCGAATGAAATTTCAGTTCCATTCACACTCGTTCCAGTAGTTGTTCTAATTCTTGCTTCAATTGATGTTGTTTCTGGTAATAATGTTTGTATATTTGGTCTAATGCTATTGAATGTAATATTTTGTGTTGCTTTTGGTCCATTAAAAGATCCAACAGTTGGTGTTGTTGAATATGTACCACCAGATTTAGTTTGTTTGAAGAATAATTCTGGATTTGTTGGTCCAGAACTTCTATCTAGACCTGATTTTGATTGGTCTATTTTTATATGATAAGAATCAAGTTCAATTGGGTATTTTACCAAATCAACATCTGTAAATTTATGAGTTTTGTTAATTCTTCTAAGTGAAACTCCATTAAACTCATATTTGAATACAGAAGCATTTGCTAAATGTAATGTTGGAACTGTATTATCAATTCCTCTTCCACCACTAATACCAGTTAAAGTATTTCCATTAGTATTCGTATACTTTATAATTTCATTATCGATAATAACATAACCTGGATTATTCAAATCCACAGCAATATTTTCAAAGGTTGCTAAAGTACCAATTGAATCTAATGTAATATCACTGGTAGAAGTAGAAGAATAATCAGAAGTCAATTTGACAGGAGCAATATCGGATTCAATTCCACTTAAAGTAACTTGATTGATTGGAGAATACATTCCATGATTTTGATGATTCACTTTAAAATGTAATCCATCAGAAATATTAATATTACTAGTTACAGTTGCTCCTGATATAGAAGAACCATTGTTTGTGATTGTTTTTGTTCCTGATGTATCTAATTTTCCTTGAATATTATCAACAATAATAGAATTAACTGCTGAAATAATTCCAACATTATTTGGAATAGTTAAAATAAGATTTTTCCCAAGATTATTTGTATCTGTAGAACTTACGGTCAATGTATCACCAGAAGCATATCCAAAACCACCATCAGTAATAGTTGCAGCAACTGCTACACCAGAAGAAATCGAAAGATTGACTTTTGCATTTTGTCCAAATCCTGTTAATGATATCAAACTTATATCTGAATATATTGTTGCTCCACTCGTGAACCCAGAACCAACATTTGTTAATGTCAATGTCGAACCAATTCCAACTGCACCAACAAGAGATTTGAGGTTTGAAGTGAAATTGGTATTAGTTGTTTGACTAATTGTATTTCCTATAACCAATGAAGTTTGTTCAGAAGAAGATAAACTCTTACCTAATCCAATTAATGCAGAATTTGAATATGCATTAATTGGATTTTTTCTTAATGTTACAATTTGATTATTACCAATAGATAAATCTGGATTGTAGAATCTAAATGATGCTGGTGAAGTTACAAAGTCTGCTCTATATAAGGTAAATTTCAAATCTTCCAAATCTGATGCTGTCCAAGTTGCTCCATTTTGTGATTTAAATAATGCTCCAAGAGTTGGTTGTTTGGAAACAATAATTTTTTGAGAATCTGGTTTATTTGCAGTTGATACATCTGTTTCTCCCATTCTCGAAATCCATACATTGTATGAATCGGAAGATGAAACTAATACAATTGAATATCCAGAACCAACTTTCTCCAAATAAACTGGAGAAGGAAAAGTAAATGTAGTTGCAACAGTACCATCTTCAGATGTTTTAACATCTTTTGGATCTAATGTTACTTCTGCAAATGGTAAAATTGTTTGTGTCGGAAGACCAGTTTGCATTGTTCTAATTTGAAGTGTTACTGGAATTCCTTTAGTATCTTTTGTTTTGAAGAAAATATCACATTTTGTAATATAAACTCCATTATTATCAGCAACTTCAAATGATTGTGCTAAAGGATCTACCCATCTAGATGATGCTGATGTTGAAGTCTCAGAAGTATTTGCGGTAGATGATGATGTACTAGAACTAGTAAGTGTTCTAGAATCTGAGTGTGGAATTCTTTCAACATTTGCATTTCTCATCCTAAGAGTAGAATTTTCAACATTATCTAAAGTTCCAGCAGAAGTAAAATTAACTTCTGCTGTAGTTTCATCTGATGTAACTACTGTAGAATTTGTTGAACTTGATGTTAAAACAAATGTTTTTGTGCCAGTTCTAAATGATGGAGTTGATGGAATGGTTGGATCTGGAATAAATAATGAACCAATAAAAACTCCAGATCCATCTGCGATTAATCTTATATCTGAAATAACTGCAATTGCACCACTAGTTCGTCCAACTAATTGCATACTTTTTGTAATACTACCACAAAAACCAGATGATACCTGCATTTCCAAACTTGCAGTATCGATATTTAATATTGTAGTTGTTGATGAGTATGAACTAGATAAAGAATTTTCTGGTAAATATGGATTTACTGAAAATGTTTCTGTTGGAGCATTATATGGACCATATTTGTGATTTTGTTTTGCAAGTCTAAATCTAATACTTTTTGATCCCAAAGTTCCAATTACTGTTTCACCATCAGCAAAAGTTCCACTAGACATTGAAACTTCAATTAATTTTGGTACAACATATGAAGTCATATCAACATTATCAAAAAATGCATAGACTCTTGATGATGGTTTCAATCTTCTGGCAATAATTTCAATATTTCTAGATCTCATTGTTTTTATTATTTCTCTAGAAATAATTTTATCTCCAATATTTGTGGAATCAAATCTTTCAGTAACACCAAATTGTATTCCCTGTCTAGATTGATTTGTTGTTGTAGTTACTGTAGTATTTGTCGTAGTTTCAAAATTATTTTGTGTTTCTGTAATATCAGTTACCTCTCTTCTTCCAACACCAGAATCAACAGTAAAAGAATTAGTAGAACTTCCAGTAAATACTGGACCAGAAGATGAACTAGAAATACTTGTACCAGTCCAAGTAGTTTCCCAAGCACCCCAATCAATGGGAGAAAGACCAGTATTGCTATCTGCATTAGTAATTCCGATTGCTGCACGATAACTACCTTCAAGATCATAAGATCTTTCAGATCTTCTTGTATCAATCCAAGTGTCACTTGATGGATTCAATTGAATTGATCCAATCCAATTAATTACATTGAATGGATTTACATTTTCACTTCTTGTGGCAAATTGATTTTTTGTATATTCAACCTCAGAATAATTTAAACATACAGTATCTCCAATTCTTTTTATATTTGGTGAACCCAAATCACTAACAAAACGTAAATCTGCATCTGGATTTGATGTCTGTCCAATTCCAATAACTGCTTCAGAACCCAAAAGTAAATCTATAGAAGTGGTATAATGAGTTGGTCTCAATATTCCATTTGCAACATCAATACTTGATTTATAATCACGATTTGTTATTTCGCCCCCATTATATGATTTGAAATTATCTACAAAAAAACCACATTTAAATCTATCTAATTTTGTTGTTGTGTCTCTTATTGTTAAATTTTGTGTATCTGTTTCCAATAAAGATAATGAAGTGTAATACTCAACATTTGAAAGTCTATTTTCCAATCTAGATATATCTTTCATAGTATATCTTTTGTGTTGCACTAAAGATGTTGTTACATCTTCCGGTCTATTTAAATATGCAGGTAAAACAATTGTTGCTATTTCTAAACAAGAATCTAAATTATTTGGAAGTTTTGGTTGAAGTGATGGAACACCTTTGTTTATAATAAATGATCCTTCTTTTGTTAAAAACAACCTATCAATTCTTGGTAGATAATAATCATAAGATAAGTTTAATGATTTTTGTTGTGCAAAAATATTTTTAGATGAATTTTGCCCAGTAAATAATCTAGATTCATACTCAAATGGTGATTTTGTGCCAGAATATGAAGCAACTCTTGGTCTCAAATCAATAACATCACTTAGAGATATTCCATCAACAAATGATATGTCATCTCCATATCTATCTTTATCGTAGGAATTTACTCCAACAAAATCACCATTATCAGATGAATCTATTGTATAATTATTGTAAATAATTGTAATTTGTTTTGTTGGCGCAGCAATTTGTGGTTTTCTAATAATTCTTGAAAAATCAAGATATTCTGATCTTTGGCCTTCATCCAAAATAAAGTTAGTTTTAATATTTTTATCACCAACTTGAACGGAATCTACCATTGCAGAAATTTGAGATTCATCAAAAGTAACAGTTTCACCAACAGAAAAACTATTTTCATTCAAATAAACAAATTTTACTTCATTTGTTCCATCATTTGATACTAAACTTGCAACTGCTCCAGTATCTTTCCCAACTATTTTTTCACCTTTAATTGAATTTAAAATATTTGAATTTAAATCAATTAATGTTATAGAAGGTAATGTTGGAGATGATGATGATGCTGATTCAAAAATTCCAATAATTGATTCCACATCTGGAATATTTAACGAAATTTCATCATCTTCAACTCTTAAACCATAAACATCACTAACATTTAATCCACTTGTATTTGTGGAAATACCGGAAGAAGTTTTATTGATTGTCAGACTTGAGCATCTATTGTATATCTTTTTGCGAGTTTTTGTATTTATTTTTTTGAGAGTAGCAGTCAATATTGCTGCACCTGAATTTGCAGCAATATTTTGAATAGATATAGTTCTTCCACTTGGAACTAATTTTTGATCATCTAATAATGCTATAGTTCCATCAGCAAAAGTTAAATTATAATCTTCTTCATCAAATGGTTCAAATGTTAATGATGTGTCTGTTTCTAGTGTAGAACTCCAAGATCCATCACTAAATTCACCAGCAGTAATAGTATAACATTTTCTTAATATAATATCAGAACCAGTTAAATCCAAATTTGAAACTTTTGAGTTATTCAAACGTGCATATAAAAATGCATTTTTTGTATTTAAAACATCTAAAGATACTATTTTGAAGTCATTTACAGTAATTGTTGAAACTGGAAGAGAACCAGAGCAAACACCAGAAACAGAAGTTGTTGCTACAATAGTCAAAGACTTTGAAGATCCACTAACAACAGAAACTTTATTATACGTTGGTACACTCTCTCCTTGTTTTGTGTATGATACGATGTCACCTACATTAATTCCAATATAAAAGTTTTGGTTGGAAGTAGTTACTGTTCCACTAGATGTTATAGTAAATTGAGTTCCTGGTTGTGCGACTGATAGGGTTTTTGATAAAATTGGATCGGCAGTAAATCCAGAAGAATATATTTGATGAACATCAGATAATGAATAGTCTTTTACTGATGTGATTGTGCGAGAAACATCTAAACCATTAATTTTAATTTGTTCATTTACTATAAATGAACCAGAAACCTGATATAAAGTCAAAGTAGTAGATGATGCATTACTAACCAAATATCCTTTAGCACCACTATTTTTTCCTTGTATGTATGCAGGTGAATTCTGGGATAATGCAGTATTAACTGTTAATACTGTGTATGTTTGAATATCATATAAAGAACTTTCAAATTGAGTTGAAGCATTTAAATATGCTGCATTTTTTAATTTTAAGTCATAAAGTCTAGCAACTCCAATTTTTGTTCCAGACGAAGATCCTGGTGATGCTGTTCTAGTATCATAAAGACTTACTTGTGTTGTTAAATCGACACTAACAGAACCATAAACATTATTTAATAGAATCTGCCTTCCGACATTAAATGGAATTGATGTATTTTCTGCTTTTTCTGTTGTTCTTGGTTTTTCTATATCTACAATAGTATTACTAATTGTTTCGATTTCATATCCACGAACATAAGCTTTTCCTGGACTTACGGAAATGCAAGCAAGATCTTTTGATGGGGTATTTCCTTGTCTAGTTTTTTGGCTCGAATAATAAACTCCATTATTTCCAATTCTATCATTTAATGATTCCTTTACATTAATATCAAAAGGTCTTGTATAATAATCGCCAGATTCATCATAGGTTCTTCTAGCCAATTCATCTCTAATTAAATTGTAATCAGTTTTATCTACAAATTTAATTAATCCACCATTTTCTACTCGTAACAACTCTACAAAATCTTGATCATTAAAATCGTCAATTTCTTTTTTAATTAAAGTTGTAGAGATTTTTAATCTATCTGCACCTGGAGCAGCATAGTTTGTATATCCTTGAGCATTATCAAACAAGTCATTATAATTATTTGATGCTACTGCAATTTCCTCATCGATAAAAAGACCAACACGATATGTTGGAGTATTTGAATATTGATCTAAAATTGCTACTTGTTTTGGAACAGTAATAAAAAATCCACGAATAAAATATATACCTTCTTCTATTTTTGCGGCAGATCCTTTACCAACAGACCCAGAAATAATGGAAGTTGCAAAGGATGTATTTAATCTAATTGATGATAATGTATAATCAACATCTTCTAATGAAATTAAATTTTCACCATCAACAAAAGTTTTATCTATAAAATTTGTATCACTAGAACTTTTATATTTTACATATAATGTATAGTTACTTTTTTCTGATTCTGTATTTGTAATATAATTTTCTACTACTGCAGTAACACCACTCGATTCACCTCTTATACTTTTGCCTACAAATTTATTAATATATGCTGATACTGGAATTCCCAAATGCGTATCATCAATTTGCACATAACTATATTCAGAGTCATACCCAATTTGACCTGGTATGACCATAGAACCTTCTTTAAAGAAGTGTTTGCCAAACTTTTCAACTTGATTTTGTAAAATTGATTGAAGAGATGTTAATTCTCTAGCCTGTATTGGAGTGCCTGGTTTAAATAAAACTCTTTGATAATCTTTCTTTTCATCAAAATCATCAAAGTATGGAGATACGTTTAAATTTGTATTTTGTGGCATTTTTCTTTAGAACTCCAAAACAATTTTGATATCTTCTTTTTGACTTGCTGATCTTGGTATTGGTGGTCTGTTATCAATATAAATGATTTCACCAGACTTTTTATTATATTCTGCAGATGCAATACCAGCAACAAAGTTGCTTCCCAGTTGATATGTTCTATTATTTATTACTACATTATTGCTATTAAATGAAGTATCAATGCGTAATGCTGCTCCAGAAGCAGCACCATTTATCACTAAAGATGAACCAGTAGAACTAAAATCATTAATTTTATATCCAACACCAACTGTTGCTAATCCAACTGGTTGATAATATTTTAAAACACCTGTTACATTATTCCAAGAAGCAACAAATCCGATTGCAATTGTTCCAGTACTAATTGCTTGAGTTATTACTGAATCAACTGCATAAGTTGTTAAAGTTGTAGCAACACCAGTCAATTTCAATGCTTTTAATGCACTTACTTCCGATTCAGCCAATATTTCAACATTACTTGTTGTTTTTGTTGGATTTTTGATAATTCCAATTCTAGCAAAGTCATTTCCTATAATTGTATCAGGATTTGTTTCATTAGTATTATAACGAGAATAAACTAAAACTCTATATGCTCCAAGTTCCCTGTAAATATCATATCCATGCCCTCCTTTTGGTGGAATAATTACATTAAAATTGGCAATTCTATTATATTTTGTTAATTCATTTGGAATTCCTGGTGCTCCTGGTTCAAATTGAATAATTCCTTTGGTGTATCCAGTCCCACCATCAGTTACATATGCATCTGAAATTTTTCCAAAAGAATCAACTATAATAGTTGCTTTTCCTCCAGTACCATCACCAAGAATTGGAATATTTGTAAATGTTTTTGAGAATGGAGCATATCCTGAACCTCTATCACGTATAGTTAAAATTTCAATTTTTCCATCAATAGCATTATTTTTAATTGAAATACTTTCACCAACAGTTCCCCAATCTTCTGGAACTGGAATGAATTCAATAGAATCAAACTTTACAATTTCTGATGGTTTGATTGTGTATAGATATTTCCAAATATAACCATCCCCACTTGTTCCTGCTGGTCTTGGTTCTAAATCTACAAAATCTGGTTCTTCTACTGATGGTCTTCCCCTTGAATTTTCTGGGTCTGAACCATTTTGTAAACAAATATAAACTTTTAAATTTTCATTGATTACATAATAATTTGCATCATATAATGATGATGAATTTGTAATTGGAGATAAATTGTAAATTGAATAATCATGTCTATACATCTCATAAGTCGTTCCACTTTGCCAAGTTTTTTTTCTCACCATTCTTCTCACATCACCTGCATTGACTAGTTTCATGGAAATGATGGTTTCTTTTATTTCCATTTCATCTTTAAATCCATCAAGTGGTGGTAATCCATCACCCCAAGATGCTGAACCATTTGCTTGAGAATTTAAAGCATTTGGTTGTCCTATAAAAGTATAGTATGTATTTTTTGATGATGTTCCAATCCCAATAAGACTTTTTACGAAAGTCTCAGCATTCATTATTCTAAATTGATCTGATATAATTGCAGGCATTTTAATCTTATACTTTTTGTTATTTATTACTAAATTAAACCACGAGTTCTATAAACTTCAGCAGCAGTAGATAATCCAATTACTCCATCATTAGTATTTACATTAAAGTTTTTTGGATTTTCTCTTGCTCTATTTTGATAATCATATATTTTACCCCAAGTATATCTTCCATAAAATCCAGTAGTATTAATTCCAAGATTTATTGCTTTATTTACACCATTTGGAACAGAAACAAAATCACATCTAACAGTAACTATTCCTGTTAATGGATTTGATACAACATTCTCTACCTTATAAAGACCATCAATAAATGATGTTGAAGTTCCAACTTTAATTCCAGTAGTTGTTGTAATTCCAGTCAATGCATATCCAGAAGATATATTACTATCATAAATTACAAAATAATCATCTTGCTCTAAATGACTATATTCTACTCCAAACGTATTAAGTGATGAATAACCAATACCAAGATTAGAATTATCATAAATTTCTGATTTTAATTCAAATTCCAATGAGTATAGACCAATTCCTATTGTATTAATACCAATTATTGTTCCAAAGTCACCTTTTGCTTTTATTGAATAGATTTTTTCTTTATTTGGTTTTGTGCTTTCGAAAATAACTGGTGGAGGATTTGTTTGCAAATAACCAAATCCACCGTTAATGATTGATGCTGATGTTACAATACCATTTGTTGTTGAAGATATTGCAGTTGCTCTATTGTAAAGTGGTTCTGCATACATAACTGTTGCAGCAGAACCAACTGCAATATATCTTCCATCAAAACTTAGTGATGGAATAAAAATCAAATCTCTAATTGGATTTGATTGATTTGTTGATCTTCTTTCCCAAGTTAATAAATCAAAGGAATAATATAAATTTCCATTAGTATCAAGTAATGTGTAAAGATTATAATAATATTTTATATTTGCTAAATTATTAGTGACATTTACATTATTTTGTATAGACCAATTTATTCCATTTTGTGAGGTTATAATTGTTCCATTGTTTCCGACAGAAATAAATCTATATCCATCCCATATGACTTTATTTAAATTTTGTGTTGTCGGTTTTTGTAAATCGCCAATAAAAGACCAAGATTCTAAATCAAATGAATAATAAATTGTCCCATTATCACCAACTACAACAAAAATACTATTATTGAATGCTATTGAATTTAAATTTTTTGTGTTTGTTTTATTTTTCTCAAAAAATTCTGTAGTACCAATTCCGACTGCAGTAAAAATTGGAGATTTAAAATCATAATTTGAAATCTTACCAACAGCAACAAAAGTGTTTTTTGATGCGGAATAAACAATATCTTTAAATTCACCATTATACAAACTAACCAAATCATTTGCGACACCAACAAAATCAATAGTTCTATTAGTTAATTTTAACTCAACCCAAGATGATAATTCAGTCCCAATACCTGTTGCAGTTATAATTTTTCCAGTTTGACCAACAGTAACATAAGTATTTGTTCCTGCAAATGCAACAGAATTGAATGATATTGTACTTCCATATCCAATACTATCGTTAGACCAAGTAATGCCATCTACACTCTTGACCAAAAGACCACTTGTTCCAACACCAACAAAAACATTTCCATAAGCAACGGATTTTATTTCATAATTTGTAGTTATTCCAGATGTTTGACTCCAATTATAAATTGGATCTTTTTTTGTTATAAGTGCCGAAGAAATTGCAACTGTTGGATTTGTAACCTGATATCCAGTACCAGAATTTGTAATTATAATATTTGAAATAGTCGATGCAACAGAAACATTTGCAGTTCCAGATGCTGATTCTACTGTTTTATTATCTAATACAATAATATCTCTAAATTCCTCCAACAAACCTCTTCCACTATCTTCTACAAATAAAGGAAAAGCATTATTTACATATATTTTAATATCATTTTCAGATACCGATTTGATTATTCTTGTTGTTGGTGTATTTCTTGATTTTAGATCTGGTCTTCCCTTTGTATATAATACACCGTTAATAATTCTATCTCTTGTCTGTTTGGTCCAATTGAGAGGTCTTGCTTTTTTTGGATCAGTATTGATTCCAAGACTATCATATGGAAATGTATCAAATGAATCAAATGAAACAATTTTTTTAACAACACGTTCAAATTGTTCCCTATCATATGGATCCAATATATTTTCCCCAATTTGAATGGAATCACCTTCTTTAATTGTTTTTGGTGGATCTATTTCATCTACGTCTAAATTTGATCCTCTATAGTATAAAATCAAACATTTTGAATTTGCTTTTGGTGCTTCATTGAAAACTATTCTAGAACCATTTATTCTGTATGATTCTTGTGGTTTCTGAAGAATATCATTTATAAAAATAAAAAAGTTATTTTCAATTTTTAAATCGGAATTTGCATCTGTTTTTATTGAAAAAGTATCTGTTATGCCAAAGGTTGTGACTGTTAGTAAAAATTTACGTTTTTTACCAGTAAAATATGGAGCAAGACTGTTGATTCTAACAAATTGACCTGGATAAAATCCACTAAATTTGTCTGTAAATACTTCTTCTACTCTCATTCTAAATTCACTAAATCCTGCTCCGACTGATGGATTTGTAGTAATACCAACAACTTTTAATACTTCACCAACTTTATAACCATATCCAGGGTCTTCTAAAGTGAATCCAGTAATACTAGAACCATTACCAACAATTACAGAAACTTTTGCTCCTTCGCCAGCACCACTAGAACCACCAGTATATGCAACACCAAGATTGCTATAATTTGATGGAATTGGTATTTTAATTGTTGGAATTGCGGAAGTTGTATATCCAGAACCTGTATTTATGATATTCAATGAAGTAATTGTTCCACCAGAACCAATTGATGCAGTAATTGTAGCACCACTACCAATTGTAGAAGCAACACTAATTACTGGAGCAATCCTATAACCACTTCCAGCACCAGTTAAGTAAATATCTGATATTGCACCAGAACCAGATATAGAAACCGTT